TACTTCATAATATTTTAATTCATTATCGATAAGTTTTACAAGTTCTCTTGTCAGATCAGCTTCTTTATAGCCATTTCCTGAAGCACCAGGATCACCTGCTCCATGTCCGCTAATTAATAAAATCTTCATTTAATCTTCCTCCTAATATAAAGAGTAGCCTTTCGACTACTCATGATTTAATTCCTTTTTTATTTCATCAATTCTTTTCCAAATGGTTTGTGTCTCTTTTTCTTGAAGTGCCATTCGTTCGACAACATTGTTATGCTTCTCAACTTTTTTGGTCAGTTCATCAATTCTATAATTAATTAAAGCATTATTTTTGTTATTTGACATCATGGTCGCTATAACACTAGGCACTCCAACGCATAAACCACTTATCAATGCGACAATTATAGTATTATCCATGATAATACCTCTACTCAGTAACTTCTTCTAACTCTGGCAATCCAGCAACTGATGTCAATAAAGATACAACACCAGCCAATACCGAAGCACTGGCAATCATTGGCCAATTAACTTCATTCATGACTGTTGAAGCCCCAATAACACCTACAGCAGTTTGTGCCATAGTTTTAATAGCTCTTACTCCTGCAGCTCTACACCATTTTTTTAAATCATATTTTTTCATAATATATCCTCTCTTTCATTTTTTATTAATCTTTATTCAATTTTTTTATCCTTTACTCACATGAAATATCTAAATATCCGTTAGAACTGTCAATCATTATAAAAGATATAATACTACTATCTCCAGAAACTGTTTCAACAGTACCACTAATACCATTCCCCATTTCATTAATATTTTTAAATGAGGTTATTGTGGTACTACCTCTTATAACTACTGATTGCATGCTAATTGTAGGCGTACCTACCATTTTTGTTGGAAGTGGTATGAAAAAATCTCCAGCAGTAGCACTTGTCTTTTTCACCATTCCTAAAAATCTATATCCATTTCCAGCTGTTTTATTTCTCAAGCATACAAGATATTGTTGACATCTCACTAATGCAATATCTTTATTTTCCTTATGATGATTTCCTGCATATGAAGATGGATAAATAGCACAATATTTTATAACAACATCTCCAGTACCTATCAAATCTATAAAAATATATTTTGAACTTGAACTTGCAGTAAATTCAATTAAATTTAAACCTTGCTTTAAATTTGTAACTTCATCATCATGAGTAAATGTTACATTCGTACTCATACTTTCAATATAGACATGTGCAGTCAATTCATATTTATTTGCAGTGTAATCTGATATAAAATATAATGTTTGGCTAATAGTTGCATTTTCACCTACTCTATAGCTTGAGAGTCTTATTCCTCCTTCTAAAAAGGGTTCAATATATACTTGTTGCGGATTGGCTCCAGGTGTATATAATTCCCATGCATCTAATGTCATATGTGGTGATGATTTACCGATATAAGGATTTTCATCTCTTTGACTGATTTGAAAATCTGCATTCAAGTTTAAAGGTGGCATATATGATTGTCCGCCACCTTCTCCAGCAGGTCCTTGTGGACCCATTGGACCAGTTTCACCTTGAGGTCCTGTCGGACCTGTATCCCCCTTTTCACCTTTAGGAATCTTAAAGATGAAAATAGGAGCTATATTAGTTCCACTTTTTACAACCTCTGCTTCAACATCCGAACCAACAGTTTCAGCTTCAATTGTAATATTGGGAATAAAGTCTCCATTTTCCAGCTTTCCATTAACATCATCAACAAGATCATTTACAGTTTCCTGTAAATCTTCTGTATCTTGTTGAAGTTTAGCATCTTTATCAATCAACTCTTGAATGACAGATGAATAAACTTTATCCATGTACTGATCCATAAAGTTCTGTAACATAGATTGCCAAATTTCTTTATCTGGTAAAGAAAAAGAAGTGTTGACACTTCCTCGCACTTCAAATTCAGCAATTGTTGTTGTTTCTGTCACATCCCCAACAGTTAAGGAAAAGGATATCCCTAGCATTCCTTCTTTAGAAAAGCCATCACTAGGAATACTAAAATCGCCATTGTTATAGTTATCAACTGCACTTTCAATTTTCTTAATACCATCATAATATATATAACCAGGTACAACTAAAGCACCTTGATATTTTTCAGGAAGTTCCAACTTAAAAGGAATGTTAGCACTATGTTGTGCTGGTATAATATTTGAATCATATGTCAAACCAAAATCATCATTTATTGTAATTGTTATCATTTATTCTTTCACTTCCTTTCCTAACAACTTATCAATCTTGTCCTCTAGTTCTTTTAATCTATTGTTCGTAGTAATCTCTTTTTGGTGCTCACAATAAATAATAAGAGGAATAAACATATCATAAATTAATGCATATTCATCATTTTCTTCATCATACTTAACTATTCCAAACTCTCTTTTATCAATGTTACATTCTTTCATTGCTAATTCTACATCTTGTGCAATAAAACCAGCTAGTTTAGATTTTTTATCTGATAATCCTTTTAAACGATACAACATAGGTTTCAGCATATCATATAGTTTAACGTATCTTTCATCAAACTCTGTTAAATCACTTTTCAATCGTCTATCTGATGATACATTTGGACTCAATTTAAGATAAACGCAATAAAATCTTCTATCAGTTGATCCAAGTGTACACATTCCATTTGTTCTTGGTCTAAAGAAAGCCGAATAAGTTGTACCATCTTTTGGTTCTAGATAAAGTCTTTCTGTATTTACACCCAAAGTCAAATAACCAAGATTATCTGTAATGATGTATAAGTTTGGTGTGCCATTATAATAATCCACATAAATATGACCCCCAGCCCACGTTGTACCATTTGCAATCACTTCTAAATCAATTCCTGTTTCCTCTATTTGTGCAATATCTTTATTTCTTACTACAGTAATTGGAACACTATATGCCTCTTTTTGTTCAAATAATGCTTGTTCAAAACCACCATATTTAGCAGTTACATTGTTAAAAATTGCCACAGCTGATTCAATAGACCTAGGTGAAATAATATTCTCGTATAAAACATTACCATCAGTTCCTCTAAACCTTGATACAATTGTTGATGATTTTCCAGAGCCACTAAATGGACTTGGAGTAACAACTATATCAGTATATATTTTATTTCCTCCTGCTTTTATATAATAATTTTCAACTATCACTAAATCAGAAGCACTAATTTTACCATTACCATCAACATCATAATAGTAATAATCATTGGAAGTTGGAGATACCTGTCCTGCTATAATTTTCTTAATTCTATCTGAATCTGACTTATCATAAACCTTTTTTAAAGTTACCTCGGATGTTTTGGCAAATCCATTATCTGTCAGATCGAATCCAGCTATATTACCAGTTATTGCAGTCACTTTTCCATTGAACTCTCCATCGATACTTTTCAACTTACCATTTTCATCAACTGTAAAATTATCGTTGATATTAATTTCAATACCTTGTAATACCCCAGCTTTAATCATATCAGCAACTATTGTACCATTAGACATCATACCAACATTAAATTCACCATTAATTCCTTTATCTGTTCCTGCAATACCCTGAGAATTAAATCTTAATATTGTTTTTGCTGTTTCAATATCATTAGTGTCCATTGCCAAAACTTCATAAATAACACCATTTTCATTTTTTCTAAATACAATTGATCCATTTTTTCCAGCAACATTCATTAGATAATCCATTTCGTTTTTTGCTTTAATTAAAAAGTTATCGCTCTTTTTACTAATTTCTTGAATTTCCGCTTTAATATTGCTAAAAGCCTTTTTAACACTTCTTTCATAATTTCCATATTCTATAGATAATACTTTTTTTGTTAGAATATCATATTTATATGCTTGAACCTCTGTTTCAAATATTGCTATTGGATGTTTTACAGGAACAATATCACCAATATGCAAATCTTGAGGAACATTAGCAGTCACTGTATAATTAATAAGAGGATATTTATTTTCATTGAGATAACGATTTGCTAACTCTTTTAATTCTATAATTAACTCTTCTTTAGTTTTCTCTGTTCCATCTTCCTTTTCTTTATCAATATCAAATGTAACTGATTTTGTATAAGGTGTAGTATATCTTACATCACTCTCAATATATACTTCGTCTAGTATCAGCTCATCTGGTCCAACAGGAAGCACCTTTGTACACACATGATCCCACGTCTCATACTTTTTAATACCCTCCATGTTTTTTCCATAGATTAATGATACATCACTTATTTTACCAATAGTAGAATATAAATTCACATTAAACATATCTATATCAAAAACACCATCATAGAGTATTTCTGTTTCTTGCAATGCTTCAAGCAGATTTTTTCTTATAAAATATTTTGTCTTTTTAGAGGGTATATTTGAATAAAATAAAAAAGGACTTTTTGTATCTGTCCTTTCATTTATCCATTCAAGAAAATCATATGCAATTAAATTTGTAGGTCTAGCATCAGCCAGCATATAACGCTGTGATGAAAAAAAGATATGATCAGCAGTAAAAGAAATTGTATTAGAAACAGATGGTTCATTAATCAAAAATGCCTGTGCTCCTTTTTCTTTTGTATCTACTACAATAATATTATCTTTTTGAATAATATCATTATATTTTAATTCTACTTCACATTCTATAGTCCACCCATTTAAAGATTTTCTTTTTTCTTCAATGCATTTTAACGGAAAAATCATTCCTAATCCATTATTATTAAAATCTCTAGTTCCAGCTTCATATACTTTCATAGCCACCTATCCTTTCTATACATAATCATTTTTACATTACCATCAACTTCTACAATGTTTGTTCCTGGAATAAGAACAGGATAATCAAATCCAATTTCTATATTTTTTGATTTCGATTTTCCATCAAACATTTCAGTTTTTTTATCACAATCAATAATAACTGCTTGATCATCATCAAAATTATATTTAAATGTTAGCTCATTTATTTTAATAATTGCTGTTCCTACTCCATAAAGCTCAATAATCGGTTTAGCATATACATTTCCATCATTTCTTATATACTTTGTTGGTGATATCTTGTTGTCATGTTTAGAAATCCAGAAAGGAGCTCTAATAAAATTGACTGTAGCTGTCTTGATTGAACCATATCTATTTATTTCTATAATATCATAAAAATGAATAGTTGTTTTTCTATCCTTATATGTTAATGTATGTGTACCTGACAACAATTGAAGTATTTTATCAATATATTTTTCTTTTGTAAAATACACATTCATACTTCTTACTACATTACCATATTTTTTTTCATTAAAACAAGCTCCATCCATACCATCAATATTTATTTCATCATATAATAAGGGTGCTCTTGCAAGAAATGTTTCTTCCTCAACAATCAATCCAAGTTGAATATTAGAAATACCATCTAAATAAAACATATTAAATCACCTCTAAAATTCTATTATCGACAAGTTCGCCAATCTTATCACCATCAAGATTAATAGAAAGATATTTAAGTGCTTTGATAAATGATTGTGCCATTTTATCATAATCAATAATATCATGCTTTTGTGCTCCTCCACCATTAGTTAAAGGAACGACATTTGTTCTATTACCTTGTTGCATTAAAAGTTCAGGTCCTGCCTCTGCAATAATAGACATACCTTCTAAAAGAGTTCCACCTTTTGCAAGATAAGAAATTCTTCCTAATTTCATTTTCTTGAAATTAAATCCAAACTTTTCTCCACCAATCATAGGAACCCAATCTGGCACATCAAAGCTCAACTTATTTACACATCCTATTAAGAAATTGATTCCTGATTCAATTCCACCAATCATTCCATTAATTAATCCTATAATCATATTTAAAGGAGCTTTTGCTATTCCAACAAGCGAATTGAATATACCACTAAAAATCTTTTTAATTCCATTGAATGCTTTAGACCAATCACCAGTAAAAACACCAGTAATAAAATCAATAATTCCAGAAAGAACTGTTCTAATACCATCAACACATTGACTGATATTAGATAATAAATTACCTGCTACATTCATAATTGTTTTAACAGAATTAGAAAAAACAGAAGAAATAAATTCAAATAACTCTACTAATACTGGACCAAATGTCTGTATAAACCAATTTAATATAGGTTGTATATCGTTCCAAAGCAGAAGCATATTAGTAATAATACTATCAATAAATGCTACCCAATTATCCCAAAGAGGTTTTATTCCATTCTCCCATATATCATGCAATGTATCTTTGATAATTGCAAATATAGGAGATAAAACTGATTCCCATAATGATGTCATTATTTCTTGAATTGAAGAAACAGCATTTTCAACATTACTTCTAAACTCATCATTTGTATTCCATAATTGTACAATAGCTCCTACAATAGCTCCTACAATTGCAATAGCAGCAGTAATTGGAGCAATAATTGATGTAAAGATACCACTTAGTCCTGAAATAGAAGTTCCAGCGAGCATACTACTTGTCGACAAGTTAGAAAAGAAAAGCATTATCTTACTGATTGATCCTAATAAAGTTCCAAATATCATTAACATAGGACCAATCGCAGCTACAATTCCACCTATAACAACAATTACTGTTTTCATAGAATCATCAAGTCCTTTAAACCATTGAGCTACATTTTGCAATATACCTGCAAGACTTTCTAAAATAGGTGCTAATGCTCCTTGAATACTTTCACCTAAATCAGCCCCTATCAGCTTTAAATTATTCATTGCAACTTTTGATTTATCAATTGGACTTAACATATCATTATATGATTGTTCTAGAATACCTCCTGAATTTTCTATAACTTTCATCATTTCCTCAACACTGAAACGTCCACCTCTAATTGCATCAGCTAGATCAGGACCAGCTTTTGCTCCAAAAACCTCTATTGCTTTCGTCGTAGCTGAAGCAATGTCAGGACATTTTTGGATTTCTTCTAATGTCTTTCTAAATTCAGTTTTTGCATCTTTTCCACTCGCAGCAAAATTAGAAATAGCCTTTTTCATACCACTAAATGCTATTTCTGTATTTACACCAGATTTTTCCCATTGAGCAAATAATGCAATACTATCTTCTATATCAAATCCCAATGCTCTCATTGGAGCACCATATTTAGTTACATTTTCTGTTAATTTTTCAATACTAATACCACTTGCTTGTGAAGCGGCAGTGAGTGAATCAAGTATCTTTGCATAATCATTTGAATCAACACCTGCATCACCCATTGCACGTGATACCAAAGCAATTGATGTTGACAAATCAGTTTTATTAACCTTTGAAAATTTTAAAAATGATTTTGATGCATCTTCTAATGCATCTTCAGTAAAGCCAAATCTTGTATTCAAATCAGCAATAGCTGTACTAGCATCTGAAGCATCAACTGGCATACTTCCAAAAACAACATCAAAAGAATTTTGAAGATCCTCCAATGCTTTTCCAGTTGCTCCTGTTCCAGCTACAATATTATCATATGCTTCATCAATCTCTTTCCATGCCATCATTGCAGCAGTTCCTGTTGCTATGATAGGAGCAGTTACTCCTTTTGTAAGTGATTTACCTAATGAGCTCGCTTTATCTCCTGTTTTTTCCAACTTCTTAGCATATTCTTCAATTTCAGCTGAGCCTGATTTCAACTTAGCTGTTGTTTCATCAAGTCCTTTTTTATAATTATTCATTGAAACAGTAGCAGTAGCTAGTGCTGCTTTCTTTTTTGATATTGCTTTTTCATCTTTTACTTCTGCATTTTCAAGTTCTTCAAGTTCAGCAGTTAAAACATTAACTTTTTTTGCAGATTCTTGATATTGCTTTGAAAGATACTCATTTGTTGCCTTTAATTTTTCTGATGCCTTTGTATTTTCATCCCATGTCGACTTTGTCAATTTAAATTGAGATCTATTTTCACTTAATGCTGCATTGACAGTTGATAATGATTTTTTAAAATCTGCTACACCATCAGCATCAAAAATCAAGCCGACTCTTTTCATGTCATTTGATGCCATATTTGCTCCTTTCTACTTTAATATGAAAGTCGACCATATCAAAAAAAAGAAAAGGATCACAATTCCAAAATTCATTTTCATTTAATCCAATAGAAAAAGCAGTGTATAATAACGCCGCCCAATCTATGTTTTTGGAATTTGGATTTTGTTTTCCTGTTTTTTTTTGAAATTTTCAAGTTTCTCTTCAAATTCATAAAATAAATTCATGATCTGATCCTCATCAATAGGAATAAGCATAAGTGCTTCTTCTTCATCTACTTTTTTTCCATTTGAACGAAGTATCACATAAATAATTTTTGAAGCAAGTTTCATTTTAATTTTATCTGACGGACTTTTTTTAAACTTATCAACTATTTTTTGTAAATCCTCATCAACAATAAGTTTTAAAGTTAAAAAATTAATCTTAACTTCTAATAAACTTCCATCTTCAAGTCTTATTTCTCTCATCTTATTCTACTCCAATAACTGAAGCTAAATCTTCAGAATTTAATATTGGTTTAGAAAAGAATTTTTCTTCTGTCAATCCTGCAGGCATCATATAATCTCCTGCAATACTTTGTTTAACTGCTCCATCATCATTAAAAGCCATTGCTCTAATTGTTAAAGTGTCATTTTGTTCACTAAAAGATTCTTCACTTGTTGCAATATCATCAGTATTATTTGATAACATGCACTTTGGATACCATTCATATCTCACTACTCCGCCTTTTAGTTTAACAACCTTACCATATGCAAAATATGGTCTCTTAGGAGACAATACAGTAGTAATGAGTCCATTCTTGTCAATGATTTCTCCTCTCATTTTAGCTAATGTTTCTGCTGGAAAAGCAACAACCTCCACAGCAATTTCAACTCCGCTAGAAGTTGATACATCTTCATAATCAATACCACTTGCTCTCACAACAGTGCTTTCACTATTTTCAGATACACTAACATTTTTAACTACATCTGTTCTTTCCACCGATTCATCATATGTCGCATTAAAAGTACCATCTTCATCTGGTGTAGAAAAGCAAATATATTGTGCTCCTACTGTTTCTTTTATTGGTGGTTTTTTCTTGTTAATCATTATAAATCAATCCTTTCTATCATCTTTTTATATATTTTATCTTTATGGTTATCCCATGTTTTCATTAAATGAGGATTAGCTTTCATATTCACAGTCCCTCTTTCAACCATTGGTCCATAATATTTACCCCAACCTATTTCAAATTGTTTTCCTCTTTTTCTATAAGAAAAGCTATCAACAAGATGTGTATATCTTGCTGCTGTTATTTGCGACTTAGGTTTAGGTAGCTTTAACAATTCATTAACAAATTCATTAGCTCCAATCTCTAATACATTTAATACATTACTTTCCTCTGCTTTTTTTGAAAAATCATCCAATAGTTTTTCAAATTCTTCAAAAACATAATCAGCCTCTAATTCATCACCATTAGACATCCTCGAATAACTCATCTTCTGTCACCTCTATTGACATAAATGAATGAAATACTTTGTCTTTTTCCACATATTCATGTGTAATAAATGGGTGTATTCCCTCTTTATTGAATAATTTTTTTAATTCTATAAGTT